AGTCAAGAGAGATGAGTATGGAGATATAGTAGGAGGACCTAAGATCTCTAAGAAACAAAAAGCAAAAAATCTTTCAAAGAATGAACCTGACAATAAGATTGTAAGGAGTGAAGCTGCTGCGTGGACACGTAAGGCAGGTAAAAATAAAGAGGGTGGTCTGAATGAAAAGGGCAGGAAGTCTTACGAACGTGAGAATCCTGGTTCAGACCTAAAAGCTCCCAGTAAAAAAGTAGGTAATCCTCGTAGGAAATCGTTCTGTGCCAGAATGAGAGGTATGAAGAAGAAACTTACAAGTGCAAAGACTGCAAGAGATCCAGACAGTCGCATCAATAAGTCTCTTCGGGCATGGAATTGTTCTTACGAGTGGCCAAAGGACAAAGAAATGATCGAAACAACAAGTTTAAAAAACGAAATCATAGCGAAAGCTCAAGAGAAACACAAGGAAGCAAAGCAGAAAAAATATAAACAGATCATGGATGCAGGTAAGGCTGCTAAGAAGAAAGTAGGTAAGGATCCCAGAGGTGTGAGAGCACTATCAAAAGGTAAGTGGGGATACGTTAAGAACAATACTTTTACACCAGACTAAAGTAGCCTATATAGGGTAGAATTTGAAGTTTAATTATGTTATCTTTTCTACTACCATTCGCATCTAAAATTGTATCTGATGCTGTAAGCAAAATCCCTGATGACTCAGAATTGGGTGAGGGTTTAATCAAATTGTGTATTGTTATCCTTGAAAAAGCAGTTAAATTAACTAAAACTGACATGGATGATAAACTTTTAGAAACAGTAAAATCTGCTATAGTTACCCGATAATTATTGGGTCGTAGAGTCATGTTTTTTTATAAATAATTTGAGATAGAACGACAAATCAGGAGTATAACTATGGCACTTTGGGGTAAAACCGATGCTGATGAATCAAAGCCTAAGTGGGCTGTGCGTGGTACTGGCGTAGATCCTCAAAACATCTTTGCAACTGCAGATGGATGGGTATTGAGACACTACAAAAATGCTACTAAGACAAGGTATTGGGATGAGATACTATGTTCCATAGATGGACTTGTAGGAGCAGGTGGATCTGGTACAAACACTCTTGGTAACGCAGACATCACTGCTGTATTCTTTGAAGAGACTACATATGAAGCTGCTGCAACTGGAACTGTTGTCGTTATATACAACGAATTAGTTGATGTGACTAACGGTGCTACTCTTGTAGTTACTAATACTACAGATAGTGCATCTATTACTGCTACTGCTGCTGCACAGACAGGTACAAACCGTGTTGAATTTACATTCACATGTGCTGCTGCAAGTAAGGTACATACTATCGGTGCTCAGACAATCTCTGGAACCATTGTTGACGCAGGTACTTCAACAGCATCTGATAAGGTGTTCGTACTTGGAGATACAATAGGTGCAGGTGGATCTGGTTCAACCAAGACAATTACAACAACCTAATAAATGATTTTTGACGAACTGAATGAGGAGACCTACATTCTGTTCGCCATTAAACATTATGAGAATCCTCATTGTGTTACAAGAGAGGACTTTGATGAAGACATGAAACGTTTCAAGTATTTGAAACGACTTTTGAAACGTTATGTCAGAGGTGGTGCTTTGAGAACTCACCTCATTATAAATCATCTGATAATTCTTTATAATGTATTTGGCGAGGCAGCTACTCCCCTTCTTTTCTTCCGATTAGAAAGGGAGTATTGGTCTATACTCAAAACTATATTAATCTATTTGAATAAATATCCTGTAGGGATGCTTCCCGACCTTGATATTGATAATGATATTCAAAAGGAGATAGACAACCTATGAACGAAGAGATGCAAACAACTGGATATACTGGTGCAGACGCTGCAACAGGTCCTACAGCAGGTTATGATCCTGTACAACGTTTTCGTGGTAAGGTTAAAAAGAAAGACGCTAAGAAATTAGTTATGCCTGGCAACAAATTGAAGGAAGGTATGGAGATGAAGAGTAGATTATTCCAATATAAGGTAAAGATTCCTAATGTTGGTGAGACTATTCTATTTGCAAGTTCACCTGCTGAACTTAAGATGAAACTACGCATGAGTATCATGCCAAATCTTAGGTCTGGTATAGAGATAGAGAGAATTCTACCTGCAAATGCTGCAAAGTATTTCATGGATAGAAGAATGAAAGCTATGAAGAATGTACAATATGAAAGTTCAGAAGATCAGATGAAACAGCAGATGGCAAGTTCAAAGATTGCTATCGAAAAGAAAAAAATAATGCTGAAGAAACAACAATTACAAAAACAATTACAATTAAAGACACAACAACTTAAGAAACAAGTAAGAGCAGGAACGGAACAAGACGAGACAAGGTAATGTCTGACATAAACTCAGCTATAATAGAAAGACTCGAACGAGTCGTAGAGACTCTACAGGAAAACTCTGTTAAGATGGGTCAACTTCTTGCTGTACACAATGAGAAGTTAGATAAACAGGATAAGGTAGATGAAATATTGTTTGAGAAGATAGATAGACTATCTGCAGATATTAATAGAGAGACAGACTTAATAAAGAAAGGGTGTGAGAGGGATATAAGAAAGG